AAGGAATATTGGGACTATCAAAGACTATTAGAGTATAATAGAGAACTACTTAAAGCAAGATTAGAACAAATGAAAGGTAGTGTTTTTACTCAATTTGGTGAAGTTGATACTAGCGAAATGTATGATAAAATATGGACAAATATAAAAAGTGAAGATTTAGAAAAACCACCTGTAACCTGGATACCAGAAGATACAAGTTATAGATTTGAGTGGGAAGGTGAACCTGACAAAACAATTAAATTACCTAAACCTAAATCAGGTAGACCTGTAGTGTTAAGAGCTAAATATTTACAAGATGAGGATAACGATATATAAACAAAGAAAATATGAATCTTATGACTTTAAACCACAAGACCTTGACAAAGTTAAAGATTTCTGTTATAATAACAATATAAAATATTATACGATTAGTTATAATGATAAGGAGATAATTGAATATGAGCGACTTTCTAAAAGAAATAATCAAAGAAACAGGTAATGAATATGCTACACTTGTAAGTGAAGGTGTAGAAGCTGGTGATGTTGATAGTTTTATTGACACAGGTTCATATGCCTTGAATGCTTTACTATCAGGCTCAATTTTTGGCGGTATGCCATCAAACAAAATTACAGCAATTGCAGGTGAAGCTGCAACAGGTAAAACTTTTTTTGCATTAGGCATTGTAAAGGCATTTTTAGATAAAAACAAAGACGCAGGTGTAATTTACTTTGAATCAGAAAGTGCGTTAACAAAAGATTTAGTTGAAACAAGAGGCATTGATAGTAAGAGAATGGTCATAGTACCAGTTGCAACAGTACAAGAATTTAGACATCAATCAATTAAAGTGATTGACAAATACCTTGAACAAGGTGAAGAAAAAAGAAAACCTATAATGTTTGTATTAGATAGTTTAGGAATGTTATCTACTACAAAAGAAATGGAAGATACAGCCGAAGGTAAAGAAACAAGAGATATGACAAGAAGTCAAATTGTTAAGGCTGCATTTAGAGTATTAACACTCAAACTTGGTAAGGCAAAAGTGCCAATGATTATGACTAATCATACTTATGATGTTATTGGTTCAATGTTTCCACAAAAAGAAATGGGTGGTGGTTCTGGATTAAAATACGCTGCAAGTAATATTGTATATCTTTCTAAACGAAAAGAAAAAGATGGCAAAGAAGTCATTGGTAACATTATACATTGTAAAAATTATAAGTCGAGGTTAACAAAAGAGAATGCTTTGGTTGATGTAAGATTAACATATAAAGACGGCCTTGATAAATATTATGGACTACTTGACTTGGCAATTAAACATAATATATTTAAGTCTGTATCTACAAGAATAGAACTACCTGACGGAAGTAAACAGTATGCTAAAACTATCAATAGTGAACCTGATAAATTCTTTACTAAAGATATTCTCGCTCAAATTGACGAAGCAGCCAAAAAAGAATTCCTCTATGGCGCAGAATAGATTTGTTTTTGCTCAACGTGATGTTGACGATTACAGTTGTATAAAGATTACGGAGGGTCCTTACAAGGATATCATATACACATATGGCCATGTAAAGTTTGCTTCTGAAGAAAATGAACGAGGTGAATTGCCTTTAAAGTTTGATTATGATATTAAAAAGAATCCTAATGATGTTGACACTACAAGTGAAGATTTTAAAAATTACATAGGCGATATATTAATTGAAGTGGTTGAAAAACAATTAGAAAATGGAACAATTAAATTTGAAAAATAACTATATCAAAACATATGATAATGTGTTTACTCAACAACAATGTCAACACTTAATTGATAAGTTTGAAGATAGTACACACCAACAAGTTAAAACTACACTAGAGAATCATATGTCATTTACAGAAATCAACACAAGTATGTTTGATGACTGGAAGCCATATACAGATATTATTTTTCCAAAGTTTAGACAGCTTATTGACAATTATATAAAAGATGTTAAGATAGATGATACAAAACAATGGCCAGAAAGATTCGGCTTTGAACAAGTAAGATTTAAAAAGTATGAACCTAACGGTGAAGATGAATTTAAAACACACGTAGATGTGACCAACTATAATAGTGCTAGAAGATTTTTAGTTTTTTTTATGTATTTAAATGATAACATTGGCGGCGAAACAATATTTCCTGATTTTGATATTAGTATAAAACCAGAAACAGGTAAAGTATTAATGTTTCCTCCATTATGGCCATTTAGACACGCAGGAAAAAAACCAATCAATCAACCAAAGTATATTATAGGAAGTTATCTACACTATGTCTGATCAATTTGAAAAAACACTTTTATCCAATCTAATACATAACGAAGACTTTACTCGTAAAGTTATTCCTTTTTTAAAAGAAGATTTTTTTAGAAATAGAGATGAGATAACCTTATTTAATATTATTAATAACTTTGTTGTTAAATATAATAATCTTCCTACAAAAGAAGCCATCTCAATAGAGTTGTCAAACAATAAGACACTTACCGAAGATGAATATAAAAATACAAAATTATTATTAAACAGTTTAACTTATGAAGAAGTTGAACAACAATGGTTGTTAGATACAACTGAAAAGTTTTGTAAAGATCGTGCTGTCTATAATGCTGTACTTAAAGGTATTAAAATTATTGATGGTAAAGATAAACAACATACACCAGAAGCAATACCAAGTATATTATCAGAAGCGCTTGGCGTTTCATTTGATAGACATATAGGACACGATTACTTAAATCAAACCGAAGACCGATTTGAATATTATCATAGAACTGAAGAACGTTTAAAATTTGATTTAAATTATTTCAATCGTATTACAAAAGGTGGTTTACCACCTAAGACTTTAAATGTGGCACTTGCAGGTACAGGTGTTGGTAAATCTTTGTTTATGTGTCATATGGCTTCATCTATTATAAGTCAAGGTAAAAATGTATTGTATATTACTTTAGAGATGGCTGAAGAAAGAATTGCTGAAAGAATTGACGCAAACTTATTAGATGTAACAATAGATGATCTCTATGAAATGCCAAAAGATGTTTATGATAATAAGATTTCTAAATTACAAAACAAAGTAAATGGTCAATTAATTATAAAAGAATATCCAACAGCGTCAGCTCACGCTGGGCATTTCAAATCATTAATTGATGAACTTGCATTAAAGAAATCTTTTAAACCTGATATAGTGTTCATTGACTATCTAAACATTTGTTCAAGTGCTAGATTTAAAGGTGGTAATATATCATCATACTTTTACATTAAGGCAATTGCTGAAGAACTACGAGGTCTTGCTGTAACTTATAATGTGCCTATTGTATCAGCTACACAGACAACAAGAACTGGTTATATGTCAAGTGATGTTGGTTTAGAAGATACATCTGAGTCTTTTGGTCTACCTGCAACTGCTGACTTTATGTTTGCTTTAATATCTAATGAAGAACTTGAAGAACTAAATCAGATTAAAGTTAAACAACTAAAGAATCGTTATAATGATCCTGCTGTCAATCGTGCATTTATAATTGGTGTAGATAGAAGTAAGATGAGATTGTATGATGTAGAACAATCTGCTCAACAGATTGTAGATAGTAACCAAGAAACAAAAGAAAAACTTGAAAAACCTTCAGGCCCACAACCTGCTGAAGCTTATGATAAGTTTTCGGATTTTAAAATATGAAAAAAAAATACAATCATAATCAGGCAAGAAAAAGAAAACCATCAATCTATTACAAAACAGAAATGGTAAAAATTAATAATGAAATACTTTGGCGAGCAGTAGAAATGCCAAGTAAATTAGTATTAAAAGAATCATTTTTTGAAGAAGATGTAAAAAAAGTTGTAAAATTTCAAAATCAACACAAGACATTTGGTGTGTTTGGTTTTCCACCTTTCTTTGATTGTAGGAGTGAAAAAGAAAAAGTGTCAGACAAAGGTAAATCTAATTACAATCCTAGAACAAGTACACAAAGAACTGGCCGATAGACATACATAAATATATGTATGGCAATAACAAACACACCAGAAGCTGAAGGAGCACAAGCATTATTCTGCTATATAGCAGATATATTGGGTGCTAAAAAAACTAAAATTGAATTTGCATCTTATATCAATAAGACGAAAGATTCAAGCGAGTTTTTTGACATTTATAAATCTATAATAGACTTAGGATATTCAACAGGTGCTGTTAAAACAGAAAAATCAAAAGATACTATTATAAAATTTATTGAAAAAAATAATGATTGGTTTATGTCATCATTAAAAATTTCACTATATTTAATTACAGAAATAGATGATTTTGTATCTAAAAAATTTGCAAAGATACAAGCACCTAAAGCACAAGGTTTGTTTTACAAACATGGTGATGATGTAGTTATGGACGGTATGGCAAAATTATTTAAGTCAGCAAACGAAGAATATAAAAAAGCAAAAGGTTCACTTTTTTTTGGAAATATAAACAAGTGGTCACCTGCTGACATTTACTTTGCTACAGCTGAAGCAAAAAAACAAATTAAAAAAATGGTTGATAATCCAGAAACTAAAAAATTTAATCTAAAGTTTTCTGTGTTAAATACAACTATAGGTAAGATGATAAAGGCAGGTGAACTATTACCGTTATCACTTAAACAAGTTAAAAGGGATGTTGTACTCAAACCAGTTAATTTTAATAGAAAAGATGAAGAAGAATTATTAGCAGAAACATTTGCTACAGGTGTTATGCCATATAAAGATATGGCAGGTAGTTTTAAAGTAGGACCTAAATCATTTAAGTTTGATAAACCATATTCTACAGGTAGAGGTGGTTTTAGGGACATCTATGTAAAATTAAAATCAGGTAAATATAATGGTACTTTACAATTTAGACACACACCTGCTAGTAATGGTAAACCTAGCAAGGGATTTAAAGTTGTTTTAAAATATGTAGGTGCGTCAGCACTAGGTGGTCAGGTCACATCTTTTGATATATTAGTAGAACAAATTAAAATTAATGATTCTGAATTTGCAAAAAAGATGGCAGATACATTCAAAAAAGGTTATACAGAATTTGAAAAGGCGATGAACTTGTACAATCAATTTGGTGGTGGTAATATGAGATATAATCCACCTTCAAATGCAAAAAATAAAAAAGAACTAAAAGACAAATTTAACGAGGATGTTGGTGCTATATCTGCTTTAACATTAATGAATCCTTTAAGAAAAGTCATATCAGATTACTTCAAAAAACCTAGTGAAAAAACGCATAATGTAATGAGAACAATTTTTGCATATGTGGCTTCCAGAACAATAAACTCCTCACCATTTGTTATTGCAAAAGACTAATTTTTATCTTTGTTAATGTATTCTTCAACATTTGTTTTAACTTGTTCTAAAACTTTTAAAACTAATTCATCAACATTTTTTGTTAAATCAATCGAATCAGTTAAATAATATTTTTTAACTTCATCGGATACATCAGTTAATTTAGATTTTACATTTTTAATCATAGTTTCATAGTTATTTGTCATAGTGTTACCTTTCATATTGTTTAACATATACTTACAGTATACCGTAAAACAAGCCAAAATTCAAGTGAAAAACCATTCAATATTTTTCACTTAATAAAATCAAGGTTTATAGATGTTATAAATAGTCTAGTAAGTAGTGATTTATTAATGGAATAAAGTGATTTTTCGCTTGACAAAAGCGTAATTTTTTGATATAATGGATATAGTGGGAGACAAATGTATAGTTTTAAACAATATCTTAATGAGGCAAAAAATACTCATTTAGAACATTTAGAAGACGAAATTATTAATAACGGTTACCAAGGTGGCCTTAACGCAGTAGAATTTCTTAAATCATTAAGAAATATGCTGACTGGTTCATCTCGTAGAAAATTAAACGTATCCGTTAAATGGGATGGTGCACCAGCAGTATTCTGTGGTATCAATCCTGAAAATGGCAAATTTTTTGTTGGATCAAAATCTGTATTCAACGTTACTCCTAAAATCAATTACACACAAGCAGATATAAGAAGAAATCACTCTGGTGGTTTAGTAGATAAATTATCAATCTGTTTAAAAGAATTACCTAAACTTGGTATACAAGGTGTTGTACAAGGTGACTTGTTATTTACACCAGGAGATATTAAGTCGGTATCTATACGAGGTGAAGATGCTATCGCATTTACACCAAACACTATAACATATGCTGTTCCAGAAAATACTGATCTTGCTAAAAGAATTAAAAGAGCTAAGTTAGGCATTATCTTTCACACTACTTACAATGGCCGAAAGATGTCTGACTTAAAGGCAAGTTTTGGCGTCAATGTAAATCGCTTTACAAAGACGCCAGCAGTATTCTTTGATGACGCAAGTTACAAAGACTCATCTGGTGTTGCTACATTTACAACTGCTGAAAGTGAACAGTATGATAGTCTTTTAAGAATGGCAATGGGATCAATATCAAAAGGTAAAAGAATTTTAGATTTATTAAAAAGACAAACTAATATGTTATCAGTTGGTGCAAGACTAAAGATTTTCTTCAATACAAAAATAAGAGAAGGTCAAACTATAGGTAACGTAAAAGGTTTACAATCAGATTTTAGAAAATACTATGCTTCAGTTTTAGATGATGAAATGTCAAGCAAGAAAACAGAAGCTGCAAAAAGAAAATACGAAACAATAAAAAATGATGGTTTAAAATTTATTGACAGATATGAAGATGAAATTTATTTTGCAATTGCAAGTTATGTAACTTTACAAAGAGTTAAGAATTATCTTGTAAGTAAAATGAATCAAATTAAATCAATAGGAACCTTTTTACAAAAAGATAATGGATTTCAAGTAACAAATCCTGAAGGTTATGTTGCTGTAGATAGAATGGGCAACGCAGTAAAATTAGTAGATAGACTAGAGTTTAGTACCGCAAACTTTACTTTAGCAAAAAATTGGATTAAAGGATAATGAAAAGTTTTAGAGATTTTATATTTGAACAACTAGGCCGAATGAGAATTATAATGTTAGGTGGTCCTGGCTCAGGTAAATCAACCTATACAGAATATCTAATAAAACATTTTGATATTACACATATCTATCCAGGTGGTATGTTAAGAAAAGAAGTAGAAAAAAATAGTGAAATAGGACAACAAGTAAAGGATATTATTTCAAAAGGTCAGTTTGTACCAAATCAAATAGTATTAGATTTAATTAGTAAAAAAGTTGAAGAAAGTCCTAAAGGTTATGTACTTGATGGATGGCCAAGATATATGCAACAAGTTGAAGATATGCAAAAAGCAGAAATAGGTTATGACTATGCTGTATTTTTAGATGTCAGTAAAGAAGAAGTAATGAGAAGATTACTTGCAAGAGGCCGTGCAGATGATACGGAAGAAATAATAAACGACAGAATTGCATTATACAAAAAAGAAACAGGTCCTGTAATAGAATATTTTAGAAACAAACCAGGATTTATAGAAGTAAAAGCAGAAGGTGGTACACCTGAAGAAACTGCTAACGAAATTATAAAGAGAATAGAATATGAAAGTAAATAGTTTTATACAACATTTAGCAGAGGGTGTTTACGACCCAGGAATATTTAAAGCATTTTTTCTTGCTGGTGGACCTGGCTCAGGTAAAACATTTGTAACACAAAGTACATTTTCTGGCACAGGATTAAAAGTTGTAAATTCAGATGTTGCTTTTGAAAGAAATTTAAAACAGGCAAATTTATCTTTAAGTATGCCAGATGAAGAAACATATTTTAGAAACCTTTTACGAAAGGCAGCTAAAAGGACCGCTATCTCACAATTAGATAAATATGTAGAAGGCAGACTTGGTTTAGTAATTGACAGTACAGGAAGAGATTACGATATGATTGCTAGACAACACAATATGCTAAAACAAATGGGTTACGATTGTTATATGGTTTTTGTGAATACAACTTTAGATGTTGCATTAGCTAGAAATGCTAGACGTGAAAGAACTATACCAGAATATATTACAAAATCAAGTTGGGAAGGTGTACAAGATAACATTGGTAAGTTTCAAAGACTATTTGGTTTAAGTAATTTTTTAGTTGTGGATAATAATAAGTCTGATTTAGAACTTGTTACCCTTACAATGAATAGAATTGGTAAAATGGTAAGAAGATTTATGAGAGCACCTGTACAAAATTATATTGCAAAACAATGGATGAAAAAAGAATTAGAGGCTAGAAAACGAATATGAGATTTAAAGACTTTATAAAAGAATCTATAATAGACATACCAAGAACAACGTATGCTAAACCTGTATTTGATAAAGCAGATACAGATAGTCCTGTTCTTAAGCCTTCAGTAAAAAAACAAGTATTAGACGGAATTAAAACATTTGAAAAATTTGGAAAAGTAGTTAAGTATACCTTAATTGGTTCAATACTAACAAAACAATATAGAGATGACGCAGACCTTGACATTAATATTTTATTTGATATACCTGGTTCAAAAGAAGAACAGGAAAAGGTACACGATCAAATAAGAGAATATCAAGGAACAATAAACGGTAAAACAATACCTGGAACAAAACATCCTATAAACTATTTTTCTATCATAGATCCTGTAACATTTAGTAAGGCTCGGGACATGGCTGATGGTACTTTTGACATAGACAAAAATACGTTTATCAAAAGACCAGAACCTGGTAAATTCGAACCTGAAAAATACGTTACGGATTTTCAGAAACGTGTATCTGAAATAGATGTTGTTAAAGGTGAATTGGTACGAGATATGATTGATTATGAGGAACTAAAGCAATTAGGTAAAGATGATATTCAAAACTTAAATAAATTAGTTTCTAAAAAGTTAGCTGAAATTACAGACTCTATTAACACATTAATTGATATTGGTGACAAAACAATTGCAGACCGAAAGGATGCTTTTAGTACAGATATGTCGCCAGACGAAATCAGAAAGTTTGGTGTAAAGAACCGACTTCCAAAAAATGTGATTTATAAAATGTTAGAAAAGTATCATTATCTCAAATTTTTCAAAAAGTTGAAAGATATTATGGAAGATGGCAAAATATCACCAGACGAACTGAAATCACTATCAAAAATAAAAGAGGCCAAAGGTAGATCAATTGCATTTACCTTTGGCCGATTTAATCCACCTACAATAGGCCACGAGAAACTTATTAATAAAGTGGCACAACAAAGAACAGATGATTATAAAATTTATTTAAGTAAATCGGAAGATA